ATCCGTTCTCACTGTTTTCCGCCTCTGCCGGGAAGATATCGCTACGCCATCCTGTGGTGTTTGGTACGCCATTGACGGTTAAGAACAGGATTGAAAAGTTTGGCAGCCAGTTTGCCATGATCGTAATCGACGAGTGCCACGGTATTACCCCCACAGTGAAGGGGATCGTGGATGCCATGCGAGAGCAGAATGCTAATTTGCGTGTGGTTGGTATGACGGCAACGCCGTATCGGTTCGGGAGCGGCTACATCTTTCGCCAGTGGGCGGACGGCAACCCTGTTGGTGAGAAGGAAACCAAAGATCCTTATTTTGCTTCGTGTGTACACCGCATTACGGCGAGAGAACTGATTGATCAGGGGTATCTGACAGAGCCAATCTTGGGCGCGATCAGGGCGGAGTCGTATCATACGCTTGGCATGGAATTGAACAGCAGGGGACAGTTTGATGCGGCAGACGTCGATCGGGCTTATATTGGGCAAGGGCGTAAGACGGCAGCTATTATTGCGGACGTAGTTTCCCAGAGCAGGGACAGGCAAGGAGTAATGATCTTTGCGGCTACAGTGCAACATGCCTATGAGTGCATTGAAAGCCTTCCTGCGGGTCTGTCTGCGATCGTAACAGGCGAAACACCACGCGAAGAACGTTCAAACATCATTGCCCGATTTAAGGCGCGTGAAATTAAGTACATTGTGAACGTGTCGGTGTTGACTACAGGGTTTGACGCACCGCATGTGGATGTAATTGCCATACTCAGGGCAACGGAATCGGTGGGGCTTCTGCAGCAGATTATTGGCCGTGGTCTGCGGTTATATGATGGCAAAGAAGATTGTCTTTTGTTGGACTACGCAGAGAACATCGAGCGGCATTGCCCAGATGGGGATGTTTTTGACCCAAAAGTGAAAGTAACTGGTTTGCAGTCTGAAGGTTTGACGGTTAAGTGCCGGTGCCCAGATTGCAACAAGGTAAATGAGTTTAAGGCGCGAATTAATGATGAAGGCTACAATGTCGATGATGCAGGGTATTTCTGCGATCTGAATTGGCAACGTATTCCGTCAGAGTTTGGCGACATACCGGCGCACCACGGGCGTAGGTGTCAAGGATGGCTTGACATAAAGGGTGGCGATCAGGAGCAATGCCGATACCGTTGGACGCATAAGGAATGCCCGCATTGTAACGGTGAGAACGATATCGCTGCGCGGTACTGCATAGAATGCAAGGGTGAGATCGTAGACCCGAATGAAAAACTTAAAATTGAGTTTCAAGCTATGAAGGCAGACCCCACAAGACGGCAGACGGATAAAGTGATAGGATGGGAAGTTCGACCTACATTGAGCCGTGCGGGTCGTCCTATGATCAAGGTGGATGTTACCACTCCGCATCGAGCATTTTCTTACTGGGTTCCAAAGGAGCCTAACTGGGCTAAGGGAGCAGAGGAAAAAGCACGGTATGATGTGTTGGAGGGAAAACCGCCAGAGACAATAACGTATCAGAAAGATTCAAACGGCTGGTACAAGGTCTTTGCATACAACAGGAAACCAGATGAAATTCCCGGACAACATTAAAGTCTTTGGCGATATAAATTTCCGTGGCACCTGCGCCGAAGAGTCATTGGAACAGATCACGTTCTTTAACCAGTTGCGTCGAACCTATCCTGATACATGGGGGTTGATTGCTATTCACCCGCGTAACGAGGGCAAGAAGGGGTTTCGTCAGGTTGTCCGTGAAAAGGCAGAGGGCATGACACCGGGAGCGGCAGATATTATTATTCCCGGTAACCCTACATTTGTTTGCGAGATGAAACGGCGGGATCACACGAAGTCGAAGTGGCAAGACAAGCAGTTGGAGTATTTGAATGCCGCGCAAGAAAAAGGAGCGTTCGTCTGTATTGCGCTTGGAGCCAACGCTGCCTTTCTTGCCTTCCAACAATATCTGGCAGGGCGTAATGAGACCGAGTGAAATCATTGAAGATATTATGGCGGGGCGTGTGGAGTTAGAAGATCAATCTCCTATGATACAGTCGGCTACATCATTGCAAATTTACCATGTGGCACTTGATATATTGGGTTTGCCAGTCAAGGAGAGGCTGTTGGCGATTGAGAAATTTCCAATCTTGCTCCAGCCGCACATCAAAAAGGAAGTCAGAAGAATATGGGAAATTCGAGAGAGTTAGCAGAGGCAATGGCTTTTGTTTTTTCGTTAGGAATAGCAGGCACAATTGCAAATTTTATAATCGTAGAGGTCGTTCAACATGGTAAGGATATCCGTGCATCACAAAGGGAATTTATTGATTACTTGCAGCATGAAGTCGAGTTTGCCCTCTGGAAATCCAGTAAAAAGAAAGACAAAATTACATGATCCGTATAGATCCGCCACTGCCGTTGGATACTCCGAAGGGCAAAGCAATGGCTCATTTTTTAATAGATTACGGGGTCGAGCATCATCTGTGTTGGGTATGTTTTCAAAACGAAACGGGTGAGTGCTGGACTTGGTCGAACAAGGATGTTCGGTTGGAAGCAAACCCCACAATGGGTAGGCTAAAAAATAATTTTAAAAAAGATGACGAATAGGGTTGCAACATTAATTCAGATGTGTTTTATAGGTGTTGTCAGTAACGCGGTGTTGCTGCCTAGATGGAGAATACAGATGAACACGAACCTCACCCTTGCAGATCAGTACGCCATCCTCGACCTCGGCATCAAGGAAGATACCAAGAGCCTCAAGGCTCTCAAAGAAGCTGTTGTCGAGACTGGTAGCGCACACCTTGAGGGTGACATGTACGATCTTTCCATCCACCTCCGTGCCAAGAAGGTTATTGACGAGGAACTCCTTTTCAAGACGCACGGTGTTACCGTTAAGGACATTGAGGCTCTTGAGACGCTTTTGAAGTCCTACAAGTCCTGCACCAAAGACGATGCAGAAATGACCACGGTGGTCACCGTCAAAGCCAAACTAGCACTCGCGGCGTGAGGAGGGAAACATGCGTATTATCTGGAGCATTTTGATAGAATACCCACTACCCCACGGAGCGAAGGTGCGTAAAAACTATTTCGTTTCCAATACCGTTCAGATCGCATCTATTGAGCGAAACCTACAGCGGGTAAATGGTAAAATCGTTCATCGAGCCGTAATGCCTATTATGGATTTCGACGACATCATGGAAGATATTTACAACAACATTGAAGAGCAGGAGATATTGGTATGAGAAAGCAAAGAGACTGGCTTACTGAAGCGAACGCAAATGAATTGTCTTTTAAGATCCGCCTCTACTGGTTGGAGCGTGGTTATCATGTTGATGCAACTATTTATAAAGCGCGTGGTAGCAGAGAAACTAGCAAAAGTACTGATACTGCGTATGGCGTGAAATCAAACATGGTCAACGGCTTGCCTCGGTCGCACCCCGCACATGGTGGCTTGTATCTATGAAGACAGTAGACGTTGAAGTAGATGATATGATTGCAGACGTAGCCGTTCGCGGTATGGTTACAGTAGAATATTACGATGCCAACAACTGGCGCGTCTGCAGTATAGGAATTGATATTTTTAAAGGAGAAGAGCAGTACGGACACGCACACATAAATCCATTGGAAATATGGAAAAATTTGATACCGGCACTAACAAATGAAATTGAAGATCGTATAGTCAGCAAAATTTTGGAGCAATAAAATGGGAAGTTGGAAAAAAGAAGCGCGTGAAAAGCACAGCGTTGTTATGAAGTTGCACCACGCAAAGAAGCGTCAAGCAGCACTAGAGGCATTGGCAACCCCACCAAAGCGTGGACGCGGTCGTCCTCGTAAAGAACAGGTAGCGGCAGCCCCGGCAGTTGACAATCTTGAACGCAACCTGATGCTGTCGGTGGCAACCAAGTTCATGGAACATAACCAAGAAATCCATCGGTATGTTACCAAAGCGTTCAATGATTTCATGCGGTCAGAGGCATTCTCTGAAGCTGTTAAAGTTCGCCTTGATGAATACGTTCAAACCTTGGTGGAGGCAGAATTTACCCGTCTGGTTAATGTTATTAATTCACAGCCTAAGATGCGTTGGGGTCAGCGTCTTATTGCAGCAGTTCAAATCCTCAAGGCTGGTAAATGACTGAGAACGAGTTCCATGATGCCTTGCTTGCGGCTGATATGCGCTTTGAGTGGGCTATGAAAGAAGTTGATAAATACAGGATTGAAAATGAGCGTCTTAAAGAAGAGGTTGTACAACTTAATCGATCCCTCAGAAAAATACACGTTAGCGATATCCCAAGTGACTCCTATGTCAAATATTACGGAGAAGATTGATATGATTATCACAAAACGCCAACGCACTCATGGTGTGTACAAAGAGCAGGCAGGATTAGCCCAGTCCATCAAGGACACGTTTCGGAAGGGTAAGAACTGGGATGCATTGAACGATGGGCAACGAGAAGCCTTGGAAATGATTGCAGTCAAGATTGCCAGAACGCTTTCCGGGGATTACAATTTTCGGGATCATTGGGATGATATTGTGGGGTATGCACAATTGGGTACGGAGTCGTGCGCTTTAAACATGCCAACGGTCGAGATGGACATCTTAGGAGCAACTGAGGTTCAGTCGTGACAGGATACCGCGCAAAGAAAGCGATGGCAGAAATTCGTTGGTTGGGACCATACGCCCCTTCCGACCGCCATGCCGATGACGAGACTGTTGCCGATATGGTTCGGCTACGGAAAGAAAGGGATCGGTATAGGGACGCTCTACAGCGTATTACCAAGGCGCAATATAACGCCGACAGTAAGGATATTGCCAATGCCGCCCTTGAACAAACAGGTGATTGATGTGTGTACGTAGACGAGAATATGAAGTTCCACCAAAAGATGGGGATAAAGGAGATGTACCTACTCAAGGGACGGTCAAGAATTGACCCTCACATAAAAGAACGAGTTATAGACTCCCATGACGATTTAGAGGTTATGCGAAAAGAACTTCGTGGTATGATGCGTGATCATCCATTATGGGTGTTTTGGATAGAATTAGAGACAGTGAAAGATATCAAGAATGACCAAGTATCAGAGAGTTTTTGTCTGCAATCCATCGTTTAAATTTAACCCAGACGAATTAGCTCACTTAGCGCATGAGGTTGTTTACGTATGTGACGCGCCTATGTTTGATAACCTAGCAGGGGACGAGTATATCCCACGGTTTGAAGGGCGCGTTGCAGAACGTATGGCAGACTTTGATCCCAATAAAGATATTATTGCGTACTATGGCGACAGTATGATCTTTGCGATGATGGTAATGTGGATTGCTGATAAATGGGAATCGTTCGACATAGCCAGATATTCAGCAAAGAAGTCCGGCTACGTCATTCGCAACATTGAGTACGATAATTTTATTATACCGTAGGATTATCTTCTACAGGGGCAGTCGCAGGAGCAGAAGCAGCAGCTTCTACCTGTGGCTTTGCCTGACCATGAATAATAGTGACCAGCTCAGCAACTTCTGCATATGCGCCCGCACCAAGATGTTTTAAGATCGTGTTAATGTTGGCGACGGTAAGTTTGAAATCAAGTTCTAGATTTTCTATAATCATAGTTCCCTCTTAAATGTGTCTATTGGCTACAGCTAAAGCCTTGGCAACAGTGTTGTCATCAAGGTTGAGAAGGGGTTCTGTTTCCTTGCTCTGTTCTTTTTTAATACTATCCACCATATTTATCAAGGCTTGCGCCTTAGACGCGGCAGAATTAGATGCTCGTCCACCAGAGGCATGTCCCATACGCATATAGGGGTTTGGTTCAAACTTTTCAGAGTCGTCACCGAGATTTTGGTAATGCCCCATTTCAGCCAATGGCAATGAGACCGCAGGGGAGGCATTTTTTAATTTTCTGGTTGCTGCGCCCGCTAGATAGGCTGTTTCACCAAGGGCTCTTGGAGACTTGGCATACATACCGGCAATAGCCCCCGGAATAGCAAGACCCGGATGTGACCCCATTGCATAACTTAAACCGTAACCGCCCAAGCCGCCAAGAACACCACCGATGTCAGATCCGTGACTCCAGTCTGCAAGTTCACGACCCGTTAGTTGGTTGATTAAGTCTTCTCCACCGGGATGCTTTGCCATTTCTTTAAGAACGCTCATCTTGTCATCTTTTCCAAGAGCCGACATAGCTTTCTTAACGCGAGAAATATCTGAGAGATTACTGCTTCCCAAAGTTGTGCGGATGTCTTTTAAGTGGTCACTAAGATCGCCGTAACGATCCATTATGTTTCCATACTCTTTCGACACGTTCCCAATCTCGCTACGAACCGCACGAGCAACATCGCCCACCACTGCACCTTGTGGGGTTTCAGGATCTTTTGAAATGTCCCAAAGTGCCTGTTTTAATTTATCGTAATCATAGAGCGATGGTTGAGCAGGATTAAATTGATACTCGCCAATTCGACCATTTTTGAAATCGTACATCAAACCACGAATGATACCCCTAGTCGGGGCAGCCGTTGGGAAATGAGCAATACTTGATATTGCATCGTCTGCCGCTTTTTGGATTGGCGTGAAATCAGAAATAGAAGGAGCATTTTTAATGCCACCCATCCCTTGGATATATTCTGCCTTGCGGGTTTGAGCGATGTTCCCAACCGTACTATCAATCTTGTCAAGGATATCAGCAGTACCCAACGTGCCGCGCATTTGACCAGTTAAGTTCTCTGCGGCTTTGCCGCCTGCTAATCCCGCTTTAAAGGCAGTTGGCAATGCTCCAGAAGAAATATTTGCAGCCCCTGCCAATGGAGATAGAGCAGCCGTTGCCGCCCCTTCACCCAAAGAACTTGCCGCTTCACCTAAATTGCGATACCCGCCCAATCCACCTAGTGGAACCTTACCCGCTAGACTGCCTGCGGCACCAACAGCGGCAACTGGATTGCTCAATTTGCTTAATACGCCTGCCTCTCCAACCTTTCCCAATACGCCGGGGACACGCGCAAGTGCGGTTTCTCCCATTGTAAATGGTACAGATAGATCAAGAAGAACGCTTGCTGGGTCTTCTGCTAGAGCGTGTTGGAACCCTGTTTTTGTTCCGTATCGATTGCCATAATAACTTGCAAGAGCATTGACCTGCGCCTCATCTTTGGCTTTTTGTTCAGGATCTTGCTCATACCCTAACGCTCCCTTTGCTTTTGAATACGCGCCTTTACCAAGACCATATATATTCTCAGCCGTAGTTATAGGATGCAATAATGGTTCAACCATTCCATAAACAGCACGACCCGTACTAGGAAGAAGATTTTTTACGCCCTGAGATCCGACATCGCTCCAATCCATTGTTTCTTGTGCATTAGATGGGGAGTTTAAATTAAATGTTGGGTTATGTGCTTGCTGATATTGTTGTTTTTGCTCATCACGAAACTGACCAACAAGAGGATCTTCTCCGCCTTGGCTTGGTTGTGCTGAAGGGGTTGGTCGTGCAACGCTTTGTGCTTGAGGCGTGTTTGAACGCATTTCGGAAAGCATTTCGCCAATTAACGGATCAGTGGCTGGCATTGTTATTCTCCCAACACAAAGTATTTGGCAACACGCGGATTATATCCTGCCGCTTTTAAAACATTAGTCATGCGGGATTCATCAATTGGCTGTCCTTGCGAATCACGACCGCTCATAAACTGTTGGAATACTTTTGGAGTTTTTAACATAAGAGCGGCAAGCGCGTTTTGGTCATCCGCATAGACTTGTGAGGTTTTACGTGAGAAGTCCTTCGACGCTCCAAGATACGTTCCGCCCGAATCCTGTGACCAATTATCGGCATGGTTCTTAGCATCAATAGCGCGTTTCTGTTGAACCATAAGCATAGCCGAGAGAGGGGCAAATGCATCAGGTGGCATATTGGGATTAGGAACCGTACTGGTAGCCGCCCTTAAAGCACCCAAACTATTTTGATCGGCTCCATGCGCCTGCATAAACGATTGAATAGCATTAACCTTAGATGCAATGGCTTCTGTTGAGTCAGCACTGCTAACTTCAGGCAATCCAGCCGCTCTGGCGGCAACGTTGGCTAAACCCAATGCATATGCTCTAGCATCAAACGTTGGTCCCGGTGTTGCTCCGCCTTTAAGAGTAACTGCACTGGCAAGGTTGGAAGACAATTCTTGAACATTGCGTCCGTTGGCTCTAGCGGCATCGGCTTCTCTGCTCACATCACCAATATATTTTTCGCTCAGTTTGTAATTTGTATCATACGCAGGTCCGCCAACTGTTGGGTCAAACTTATTTTTTTCTTTTTGTGCTTCAATATGTGAAGTTGCATCATACAACGGGTGTTGAGTACCACCCACGGCTGTAGGTTCAACAACTGGAGCAGGTGCCGCCGCGCCGCTTGGAGGTGCTTGATAAGGTTGTGTTCCTGTTGCGCTTTCTGTCCCCGATTGGAATGCAAGTTCTGGCGCACGACCTGCTCTTCTAAGTTCTTGATATTCTGCCATAGGCATAAGATAAGCTGTACCGTTTGGTCCTTTAACCCATTGCATATACCCATATTTGCCGGGGACAAATGCGCCCTTAGCCATTTCGGCTTTGATGGCATCCGTTTCCTGTTTGGTTTGAGCAATGGCGGCTTGTTTCTGTTGCGTGGTCAAATAGGACTGCGCTCCCGCTCCAATACCCTGCAAGAGAGCAGAACCAAGGTAAGGGCTGTTAGACGATGCCATAGCACCAAGACCAGTCAATAACGGAATAACCGTCTGTTCAGAGAACAAACCAGTCTGTGGCAATAGACCACCTTCTTTTGATTTTGGCTGTTCTTGAGCCTGCGCGGAACCAATCCCGAACATTTTGCCTAAACCAGCAAGTGGGTTGTTGTCTTCTTTAGGAGACTGTTTTTGATCCCCATGAATAGAAGAAACATATTTTTGTGTTTCAGTGGGAAGGTAATCAAGATAACTGCCTCCCCTTGTCGCCGCCTTAGCCAACGCAGAATCAACATTTCCGGGACCAGCATTGTAAGCGGCAGTTGCCAAAACAGGATTTTGGTATTTTTGGTATTGCGCTTTTAAATATGCTTTTCCAAGTGTTTGATTGTATTCAGGGTCATTAGCAAGTCTGTCTGCACTCCAGTCAACACCTGCAAGTTTTGCGGCTTCTGGTCCAGTGGTAGGCATAATTTGTCCAACGCCTACTGCACCTTTAGGAGAAGTCAGCGGTGTGCCGTCAGCATTAAATTGTCTACCGCCACTTTCTTGTTTAACGTGTTTATCCCAATAACTGTTAACAAAAGTATCAGCGGGGTCTGCAACAGGCGTTTTATCACCAACCACATTGCCTTCAGACCCATCATGGTGTTCACGACCAACAGTGCCGCCACCAGACAAGAATAGGAATGGCAACGCAGAAAGTGCATCACCAATGCCAGTAGCCGCCGTACCAATACCCGATGCCAACCCAGAAGCAGTTGAGCCAAGTTTTGCAATCTCACCCGGCAATGCCAACGCCTGCCCCAAACCCAATCCAGTTTGAGAAGTAGACCCTGTTGGGTTTTTAGCAGTCATTAACGCATGTTTGTTTTTCTCATTGGGGATATCAAGTTTGCCATCGTTAGATGTGTCTTCGTAAGGGATATCACCACCAGAAGCGTAGCCAACAAGACCACCACGGGCATTACCAGAAACACTTGGATTTTGCCCAGCCAATGCATTCACAGTTTCCCCGGCAGATGGAGTGCTAGATTGTGAATCGAACATATGTTGTTTTTTAATCCAGTCGTAAAAATCTCTTCCCTTGGTTGCAAAATCACCTGCCTCTGAAACCGCCCCAAGACCTTGTTTAAGGCTGCTGTCAGGCATTGCAGGAAGAGATCCAGAAGTTCTTAAACTTGCGACTGGAAGATTGGCTTCTGGAACACGGCTATATTTTCCTAACCCACCAGACAAATTTCTGTATGTAGGAACATGGTGGGAATCAATGTTGGAATACATTACCTGATGCCGTGCAATGATGTTTTGGATAGAATTAGGATCGTAATAATCTGCGTATCCACCGTCTGCATAGCCTTCGCCCGTATGCTCAGTGCCAACATGCCCGCCCATAGAAGATGGGACAAGACCGCCGTGGGCATACATTGCTTGCCCTTCCTTGCCACCGACACCAACGTCACCCGTAATTGCACCAGTCATATTCCCAATTGAATGACCGATATTGCCCATCAACCCACCTTCTCCAGTGCTTGGGCTATAATTGTGGTTTACACCAAAACCTGATGGGTGATCGCCTGCAGTGCCGCCATGTTCAATAGGGAATAGAATAGATGGGTCTTGATTTGTTTGTTCCGAACCAGCACCAGCGCCAGCGCCAGAAAGAGTAGATGCGGGATTGGTGTTCAATCCACCGAAAGCGTTATGGTGGCGAACTGGCTCTGAGGCTTTTTCATAGTCAACCGTCTTGTATCCACCTGCCAAACCAACAGCTTCTGGGTGAACTTTTTCCACTTCGTCAGCCATAAAGCCAACATGGGTTTGCTCACTATGGTCGCCTTTGTATTTGAACTTGTAGATCGGAAGACCGTTATCCGCAGTGCCAACACGTTTAATGTCTTCTTTAAGGCGTCGGTCAGAGAAGAAAGGCATGGGAGATGTGCCAGTAGTTGACGAACCTGAAAGAGCACCGGTGCCTTCTGCAATGTTCGCCAAGAACTGTGCCACTTGGAATGGATAGGCTTGTTGCTGTTGGAACTGGTTATAGAGAGCCGTCTTGCCCGCCTGTGACGTTTGCTGTCCAAGTGTACCCGCACCCAATTGAGCTTGCGCACCCTGTAGACCGGCGGCTTGAGCTCCTGCACCAAGTGCTCCCTGTTGCGCCCCAGCGGCTAATGACAATGGAACGCCTTGTAGTGCAGCGTTTTGTGCAGCCGTGCCCAAAGCACCATACTGACCAGCTGCATTCATGCCTTGACCTGCAATATTTGCAATATTAGCAGCACCCGCCTGTTGGGCTTGACCTGCATTAATAAGAGCCTGTTGTGCTTGCCCACCAAGTTGTCCATATTGATTAGCAAGGTTGCCCATCTGTCCATACATAGCACCTTGTTGACCAGCAAGGCCCGCTTGTGCTCCAAGACCAGACATATAGTTTTGTGCTGCTGATTGATAACCAGTATTAGCCATCTGACCAAGCGTTTGACCCATAGCAAGGTTTTGCTGGCCCATAAGGGCGGCTTGGGCAATATTACCTCTATCCCCACCAAATGCGCCTGAACTAATCGCATTTCCTTGCAACTGGTTTTGTTGCTGTTGATTTTGGTTTTGCATCATAGCAGCGGTAGAACCCATCGCATTTTGCAAAAATGGATTCATATATCCAGCTACACCAGCCTGATAATTAGGAGCATTATAACCTTGCGAAATATTGCCAAGTTGGCCAATAGTTTGTCCTGTTCCCGCACCTGCAGCCATAGTGCCTGCCTGAGCAGCTTGGTATCCCGGTTGAGCGGCATAGGTGGCTTGTTGCAGAGGTGTCATTGCTGCGCCAGCTAATCCAGCAGCTTTCTGATATTGTGGAATGGTACCCGCCGCCATTGTTTGAGCGCCTTGAAAATAAGGTTGGGCGACATTTTGACCCGCATTAATTTGGTTTATAGCAGATCCAGTTGTATTCATGCCTGCCTGATAACCCGGTTGGGCCGCGTTGGCATATGCATTGATGTTATTAATTCCAACATTTTGTTGTTGATTTAAAGGTGCCACAAAAGCATTCGGATCACTGCTATATTCTTTAAATGGGGTAGCGGCAGTTTTTTCTGCTGAAGCATTGACAGAGTTGTATCGAGCCAATACCTCTGGAGGTATGGATGTGGTAGATGTCGTTGTTCCGGTCTTGCCACCCATATCAATGCTCCGTCATATGCTCTTCATGCCCAGTTTGGACATTGTATAAGAAAAAAGCTCCCGCAGGAGGTCCAAATTGGCGTTCATAAAGGCGTACTTTTGCCTCAGTCCGATGGTTAGAGAGAACCCCAATAATCAATGGAATATTGAGATCGTCCGCTACTTTTTTTGAGAACTCACACAGTTTACGGGCACGACCGCCTTTTGCACTGCGAAACTCAGGATCAACAAAAATAGCCTTCTCTTCAAGCATCCATTCATCAGAATACCACATCTGTGACGTTCGGAGAAGGACGGCTCCTTCAATTTTACCGCATGGTTCTCCGATGATGCCGACTAACCCTTGCCAGAGGTATAAAGCGGGCTTGATCATGCCCAACATCTTCTCTGGATTGACACCCTTGATTCCATTCTCCTCCCAAGCCCGCAAAGCCAAATCCAACATAGCATCTGCGTCTTCAGGTGTTCCAAGGCGTATTTTCGGTTCTTCTTTCATTAATCCCTCTTAGGTCCGGGTAACTTTTTCAACGTATCAATCGTCTTCTTACGGTAACCAGTCACAAAGTGATCCAGTATTTCATGCCCGTGGTCAATGTCCCCACCACCAATACGTACCACTTCTTCTGGCGTAATAACATACTCCCCGCCTGCTACCACAACTTCAACTGGAGCGCGTCCGCCAGATGCTCGAGCACCGTATGGTTTACCCTGAGCGTATGGCTGTGTGCCACTGGCATATGGCATTTTGTTTTCTTGGAAATACGGCTTTGACGAAAATATGCGACGAGCAATCTTAAACCCTGCCATCGTGTTGCCTTCGCCCATTGACGAGATAATATCCGCAGGAATGACGTAAGATCCAGAATCCAACTTGGTAGGAAGGTGATCTGTTCGACCGGCGACAGGGCTGTGAATTGCTCCCTTATGAGTCATCTCAACGGGTTGGAAATGTTTGACTTGCGGAATAGAGAAATCAACCTTGCGGTAATC